GCAAAAGTGTTTACGTCTCCTTCTACTATCTTCTCTGGTTTAAAAGTACCAAACATATTTGTGGATTTTGAATTTAAATTTTCTATTTTATTTTTTATTGATGTGGGTGTATCATAAGTATAAAAATTATTATTGTTAACAGCTAAATTTCTCTTACCTATTTTATCTAAAAAATCAACTTGCGTTTGGTTAAGTCCTGCCAATTTAGTATTCTCTGGAAGAACTTGGGATGTTATTCCAAACATATTTTCCATACTAAATTTTGGATTATCAATATCTTCTTCAAGATCTGTGTCATATCTACTACCCAAAACAGACTTCATAATATTATCTCGGTAACCAAAAGGGTTTTCAACATTAGTTGGTGAGGGTGCATTAGTTATTCCACCATTATTATTATTATTATTATTATTATTGTTATTATCACCACCAAACTGTGTATCAGAATTATCACTAGGATTATTGCCACCTTCTCCTCCAGTATCCCCCGGTCCTGGAGTATTTCCACCTGACATATCAGCTGTTCCTCCAATTTGACCGCCACCACCTTTAAAATTTATTCTACCACCAGCTTTATAGTTTACTCTACCACCAAAAAAGTATCCGGCTCTGCCACCTCTATTGAATGGTCTTCTATTAGATCCATCAATAAACCCCCCATCTTTTTCTCCACCACCTGGATCAAATGGATCGTTGTAAGAACCATCAGACTGTTGTCCTGCTGTACCCCTAGAATAATCGTCTCCCCCACCTGCAGCATACTCTCTGTTAGCTCGAGAAATTGTAGCGTCATCTTTTGCTCTTTGTCTATCTTGTGCACCTCTGTTACCACCAGCTGCTGCCGCTGCTGCTTCAGAAGCGTTTCTTTCACTAATTTGATTTTGTATTTGACTATATTTTCTTAAACCCGCTTTGTCAAAGTTGTATCTAGATAAATTAAGTTTATGCATTTTATTTGCATAATCTATTTGTGCCTTAGTGCCTCCAGTAAAAGAATAATTACCATCTTCATCTTCTTCTAAACTTAAACCCGCGTATTTTCCCGTGTACCCCGGTTCCGTATAACCCGCAAATAAATTATCTAATTTAGCAATATCTCTTTCTTGTGCTTTTGCATAGTTGCCATCTATAGAACTAAACAATCCTGCATTTCTGACATTTCTACCAAATGGATCTTGATTACCTAAATTTTTCCCAAATATAGTTGGACCGGTATAGCCCATATTGGATTGAGTGTAAGCTTGGTCAGCTAAATTCATGTCATAATATTTATCCGGTAAAACTTTAGAAATCATTGAACCTATTCCAAGCGGTATTCCTGAACTATTTCTTTCATCAGTTAAACGGCTTTTAATCATGTCGTCTACACTACGCTGGGGTTCCATGCCAACAAAACTTAAACCTTTGTTTACAAATTGATTTATTTTATTGGGGTTATTTAAATTGTATTGTCTATTGTTAATGGCATTATTAAAATTTCTATTATCAAAATTATAACTACCAGTATAATTATTATCATCACTATTTGTAAAAGCATTTGTATTTGTTATTCCACCCGGTACCGGTTCCGCCTCTTCTTCTACAGGAAATTCATACGGGTTTTGTAAATATTTTTGGAGAGGTAAAAACTTTATACCTTTTGCTCTTATCTCTGCATCTGTTGCCATTATCTCATTCCTCCTGGTGCAACGTCTAATCTAAATGTACCTAACTTCCAATCTTGATTAGACCCTGTGTTAGAAACTTTTAATGCAATAGACCTTGCTCTAATTCTAGTGCTTTTAAAAGTAGTAGTTGAATCAATTGGAAAATTTGTAGTGATAGGTGTGCTATTAGGGTAAGCTCTAGTTGTAAAACTAACTTGAGTAGTACCGGTTTGGTTTATAAAATCTGGTATAAATCTACTTATTCTCATAATGTATTCACCATCTCCTCTAAGGTCCGGTGTTCCCACAGTTTGACCCGAGTTACTTCTTTTTTGAGTGATGTCAAAATCACCTGATAATATGTTTGCTTGGATAGCTGTTACAACTCCCCCTGCATTTACTTGATCGGTCCCTGTTTCCTGGTTATAGTATATAGTAATCCCATCCGTATTACCAGTAACATCAAAAGAATCATTGTCTGTAGAAGTATAGTAAGTTGCATGAGGTCTATTAAACACAGACGAATCTTGCCATGCTGTTCTGTCCAAGCTACCGGTAGTCCATATAGGTTGTTTTGCTGATGAGTCTAGATAATTATAAGTTACCACTCGATCCACTAAATTAGAACCCTCACTACAATAAAACCAATTTATCTCACCAAACAAATTGTTTAGTCCGCAGTTAATTAAATCACGGGATGTATCATTAATACTATCATAAACGTAATCTTCTACTAGACATGGCATAGATTGTAGTTGACCATCATAAGTAAAGAACCCATTCTCTGACATCCAATAAGAAGACCCATCTACTTCAACACATGCATTTTTACCAAACAATCCACAGTTAGTTCCTACTTGTTCAAAGGAGAAAGTAAAAGGTTGTCCTACAAATTTCATCAAGAACAATGCAGTATCGGTCCAAACGTAGATTGCATCCCTACCTTTAATAGCTCCCATAATTTTAGAACCATCTGCTAGTCTTTGTGTACCTGCAGTATTTTCAGCTCTTACTGTGTATGAATCTGTTTGATCAATATTTTCCTGATCCGAGAACCTAATAAACATATCGTCTTGAGTAGTAGGGTCTCCAACAGTTGTTTCTGTTCCAAAGAATACTAAGTGTCTATCGGGCGTTGAAACTAATACATGACGTGACGCTGTTGGTGCATTGGGTAATACCGTTGCTCTATTTCCTGTAGCATTGGCTGCTGATGCGTCCCATTCAAAACATTTACCATTATAAATAAGTGCAATTAATTTAGTACCGTAGTTATCTAAAATCCATAGACCTGGATCAATAGTAAAGTCAGAAGAAGCAGGATCTCCCCATCCATTATAATTAGTAATATTAGTTACTGTAGCCCCAGCACTGTGGGTTGCAGCAGTAGTCCCGTCAACTCCTCTAGCACCACCGGTTAAAGTATTTGTAGTTGTATTGTTATTTGTGTAAGTAATAAATTCAGTCCCTATTTGTATTGTCCCTGCTGCCGGAAACGCTGACGTGCTGGCTAAAACAATTGTAGTCCCTGTTGTATTTGTTAATGCTGTTTGTAAAGTTGTTGCTGAAGGACCAATAGATGTACCACCAAATAAACCTGCACCCCAACCAAAACCCCCAAGTTGTTGAGCGGGTCCTACAGTATAATAACATAGAATAGAAGTTGATCCTGCATTTGTTACTGGTGTCCCTGTTTCTTGAGCCGCCATTGTAATTGTAAAAGTCGTACCACTTGGTACAGATGTAACCATAAATTTTTCATCTTCAAATGTAGCATTAGTAAATGTAGAACCACTTAATCCAGTAACAGAATCAAACAATACAATATCATCTTCTGCCAAACCGTGATTACCTGTACAAGTTATTGTAACTGTTGTTGAACTTGATGTACTTGTAAAATCAGCTCCTGTTAAAGTAACTCTTATAGGATGAATATCGTAGTAGATACCACCTGAATATATATACAGAATTCTATTGGTTCCAATTGCAGCATATTTAATACCTGCGTTATCATCCCAATGATGAAGAGCTCTTGCTGCACCGGTTAGTTTTGATTCACCTAATTGAGACCAGCCACCTATTTTCTCCGGGCTTCCATATCTAAAACGAACAAAATCACCATCAAACCACTGCCCTTCGGCACCTGTTTCTGTAACTTGTTTATTAAATCCTGGAGCAAAGCCTAATTTTTGTAGCATATAAAAACCTGTTTATTATGGTTTATATTAAATTTAATGCTATATCAAGATTTTGTTATCTAGCTGTAGCGGGTATTGAACCATTAGAAGTTGATGTTACAAATGGGTTTTCGGCAAAAGCCATGAAAATAAATGTACTACCATTTGCATTCCAAGAACCAGAACTTGCACGCAGTTTAAATCCATTTGATAAAAAATCTACCACATCATTATCTACCGTAGCACCGCTATCATTTGGTCTTAAATACCCACCAGCAATATTAATTGGACTTCTTTTATTATCTAAAATTTGCCAATCATCAGTACCAGATGATAATTTTACCATAAGCCACCCAACTTTAAATCCTGTGTAAACCAT